TGCGGGTACGAAGAACGAGCCGGTTCTACCGATGGGCGGCCCGCCGCCCGCGAGGCCGGACGCGCCCGTCGAGCCGGAATTGAGCCCGCAGGACCGGCTCGAGGCGCTGCTGCTGCACGTTCGATCGCAGGCTCAGAGCGGCGCGCCGGTATCGCCTTACATTCTCAAGGAACTCGACAGCATCGTAACGGCTGGCCGCGTGGAGCCGGCGCCTGCGGCCTGATGGCTGACACCGCCCCTTCGTCCAACAACCGCACGGTCGTCTATCGCGGCCGTGCCGAGCGGGAGCGCCCTCGGATGTCAGGCTTTGCGGCATCGCCGTTGCGGCAGTCGAACGGCGCAGGTGGAGATGGTCAAATGCCATGGTCTGGGAAGAGTTTTGCCGCCAAGCACAACAAGAAATTGTCGGGAGCCGGCGCGGCGAAGGCTGCGGAACAGGCCAATGCTATATTAAGAAGCGGTGCAGATGAAGGGGTGGCTATTGCGGTCGCAAATAAACGCGCTAATATGATGCGTAAGCGCGGCAATATCTCCGGGCGAGCTGCGTCGAGCACTGGGCTTGATCGCGACCGGGATGTGGATGCCGCTACGGCATGAGGAACGGATATCACATGAACGAATTCAGCCAAGACTACGAGCCGGATGTGGCTGTCGAGCCGACCAAGAAGCGCCGCGGCTGGCCTAAGGGTCAGAAGCGCGGGCCGCGGAAGGCGAAGGCTGAAGCGATGTATGGCAAAGCAGTGGTAAAGAAATGGGCTACTGCTGGACAGAAAAATAGCGCATCACTTCCCAACGGCGCCGAGCAACCCAAGACGTTGACACAACTCATGTTCAACGTCGACCGCGCGACGGCGCTCGTCCTCAGAGCCATGAGCAACGCGATGTCAGATGAGGAAAAAGCCTTTTGGTCGGATTGGACGACGGAGGAATTTGACCGCCTGAAAAGCATCCAAAAGGAAATGGTGAGAAATTGGTTGGCAGCGGGAGCACCGCATAAAGCATCCAAAAGGAAATGGTGAGAAATTAGCCCAGCGCATGGATGCTGTGGATGACGCGCCATGAACGCGCACTCTGGCATCCCGCTATCAGGCGACATCGCGCTTGATCTGCACCTACAGCCGAAGCAGTGGGTGGCGTTTGATACTCCCGCTACAGAGGTATTATTCGGCGGTGCAGCCTTTGGTGGCAAGAGCCATCTTATGCGCGTGGCTGCGATTCTGTGGTGCAGTGAAATAGCTGGATTACAGGTTTATTTGTTCCGCCGCATCCGTGATGATCTCGTTAAAAATCATATGGAAGGTCCTAAGGGGTTTAGGGCGCTGCTGGCGCCGTGGACATCTACTGGAATATGCAGGATTGTTGAGAACGAAATACGGTTCTGGAATGGAAGCAAGGTTTATCTGTGTCATTGTGAGCACGAGACAGATATATACAAATACCAAGGAGTAGAAGCGCACGTTTTATTAATCGATGAACTTACACATTGGACTGAATCTATGTACCGTTTCTTGAGAAATCGTGTGCGCATGGTCGGAATTACTTTGCCGAAGCAGTATGAGGGCCGGTTCCCGCGGATTCTATGCGGGGCTAATCCTGGCAACATCGGCCACCTATGGGTCAAGCGGACGTTTATTGAAGGTGATCAGCCGCTGAAGATCAGGTTGATGCCGGCGTCCGAGGGCGGGATGCTGCGGCAGCTCATCCCGGCTCGGCTCGAGGACAACGAGATAGGGGTTCACGATGATCCAGAATATGAGGCGCGTTTGGAAGGCCTTGGCTCGGCGACGCTCGTTGCCGCCATGCGATGGGGAGACTGGGATGTCGTCGAGGGCGCCTTCTTTGACTGTTGGCAGCACCGCAAGCACGTTATCGCGCCGTTCGCTGTTCCAAAGGATTGGGTGCGCTTTCGCAGCGCTGACTGGGGCTCGGCTAGTCCCGGAAGCGTTGGCTGGTGGGCCGTCGTCCAGGACGATTACAAATTGTTTGACGGCGACGGTGGAATTGCCATTGATGAAGTGCTCACTGACGGAGGAGGAATTCGACGAGGCGATGAAAAATTGGCGCCCGGCCATAACGTACTGGGAACCCGACTGCTCCCCCGCGGTGCCCTCGTCCGCTACCGCGAGGACTACATCGCCAGCGGCCCAGGAAAGGGCCTAAAGCTGACGGCAGAGCAGGTAGCAGATCGGATTATCGAACGCGAGAAGGACGATCCACGACTTGCGTACGCGGTCCTGGACCCGAGCACGTTCAAGGAGGATGGTGGACCGTCGATTGCGGAGCGGATTAATACGAAGCTCGTCAAGGCCAAGCTGCCGGCGTTTCGCAAGGCGGATAATGCCAGGGTGACGAAGATCGCTGGGCATGGCAGCGGGCCGATGAGCGGCTGGGACATTGTGAGGCAGAGGATGATCGGGACGGGAACGGCGGACGATCCGCATCCGACGATCTTCTGGTTTTCTACGTGCTTGAATTCGATCCGCACCATTCCCGCACTGCAGCATGACCCGGCACAGCCCGAAGATATTGAAAAGTCGGCCGAGGATCACTGCTTTAGTAGCGATACGCTTGTCAGGACTTCGGAAGGGCTGTATTCTTTCGCTGAACTGATGGGGAAAACCGGTCTTGTGCGATCTCATGATGGCGAATGGCACCGGTTCCGATCAGTCAGGCTCATTAAGCACGATCAAGAGATGGTGCGCCTGAATTTCAGCGATGGGGCAGAGATACGATGTACATCAGACCATCAATTTCTGACGGCGAGGGGGTGGATGGCGGCGAGCAATCTTCTGGGATCAGCGATCCTGTCGTTATCACAAACACAGCCCAAGAATTTGACGGCAAGAGATATTATTTCTGTGGAGGCCGCTACTATCGAGGACCGGGCGGCCTCCTTCATCGCCTTGTTTGGATTGCCAACAATGGCGCAATCCCGAAGGGGTGGCATGTCCATCACAAAGATCGTAACCGCCACAACAATGCAATTGCAAATCTTGACTGCATGTCTTCGAACGCTCATCAATCCGGCGAGCATGGGGCCGAAACTGGCGCTAGAGGGCGTATCTATATCGAGTGCGCTCGCGAGGCTGCTCGTGAGTGGCACGGATCTCCGGAAGGAATTGCTTGGCATCGCGAGCATTATGAGAAGCATTGCGCCGCCGCTATCCACGTTAAAGAGCAAAAAATATGCGAAGCCTGCAACGCAACATTTAATGGACGACCAGGGGACAGCAATAGATTTTGCTCGAATGCCTGCAAGTCGCGATGGCGCAGAGCATCTGGAGTGGATGATGAGAAGCGCATTTGTGCTGAATGCGGAGAAAGCTTCGTTACCAATAAATATAGCAAACAGAAGCGTTGCTCCTACCGCTGCAGTGGCATCAACAGCGCTCGCACTAGGACCGATCTGTTCTGGCGTGAACGAAACAAGTCGCGCTGATGTTTACTGTTTTACGGTTCCAGACACGGGCAACTTTGAGATGGCTAACGGGATGATCGCTGCCCAATGCGCAGATGATGCCCGCTACGCCTGCTTGTCCCGCCCATGGCTCAAGACCAAGCTTGCGCCCGAGCCTGTGAAGGACGCCTATCGGCCTCCGGGTGAAGAGATACCGTCTTCGAACTTCAAGGTGCTCTGATGCCAAAGCGCGATTGGGAAGCGATTGGTCGCCGCCATGGCGAGTGGCTTGGCAAATGGTTCTTTTGGTGCTGCCCCGCTTTCTATGTTGAGGCATGGAAATCGATCAAACGTGAATTCTCGCGATGAAGCCCAAGACGCTCCCTCCCGACGCCAACCTTCTCGGCCTCGCCCGCGCTATCAATGCACGCCTGCCGCCGAGCGCCGCGGTTAACTTCTACCGCATCCAGCACGAGGACGGCCGGGAGCAAGTTGGCATCGTCTATCAGTCGGGCTTGCGGCGTGCTATTGTGTTGACGCACTCCGGTCTGGGCGATGGCGACGCTGACGAGATCGTGATGGCGGTAAACGAGTGGGCTGAGCGGCAGAGCCAGGAATCGCGATGGACGACGGACCCGAAAGAGGCGGCCTGAGGCTGATGGGCATCGTCGCTACGGCGATCTTCACATGCCGTTGGCGGTGATCCATGGCCAATGATCGCAAATGCAAGAACTGTGGCCACTCCATCGATCCGCGTCGCACGCTCAATGCGCTGTATTGTTCGAGTGTGTGCCGTGAGGCGTTCAACAACAAGAAGCCCAGGAAGAAGGCGAGGAAGGCGGCATGA